CCCGACGACTTGGCCGAGCGTGCCGGTCATGCCTAGCCCACCCACAGCAGAACCTACCGCTCCGCTCCAGCCGCCAGCGAGTGCTCCAAGACCAAGAGCTCCGCCCACCGTGAAGATGGCCGCGCCAACACCGAGGGCGAGCGGCAGAATCTTCAGGGGGTTTTCCTTGATCGAAGCAAAGGTTTTCTTGATGCCTTTGGCGACCGAGCTCATCGCTTGACCTCTTGCTTGTAGATGCCTCCGCACGGCACGAAGCCGCGCTTCAGCAGGAGTTTCTCGGCGCGGAGCCAGTCGGTGCCAGCGTCGTTCGTGGCACCAACTCTGATCTCGATCACGCCAGGGGATTGCAGCGCCCACGCCACCATGTTGCGCATGAGCCGGGATGGGTCGCGCGGCTCGACCTGCGGAGTGGCCAGCCAGAACAGGTCGGTGGCTTGCAGGTGCGTGCCGATATGCAGCACCCGTTGCAACAGCCCGACGATGAAGCCCTCGACCACGCCGAAGCGCTCCGCCACCTCGACGAAAGTTGCCCCGACATTCTTGCCGCCGTGGCGCTGGATGCAGTTGACGAGGAGACCCTTGGCCTCTTTCACGTCGATCTGCCCGGGGCCGCCGGCATAGGGGCTGTGGACGAAGGACTGTTGCAGGATTTCGACAATGCGCGGCACGTCGGCGAATTGGGCGCGGCGGATCATTTTTATCTGGGGAAGGGGGTGAACATTCGGAACATCTCGGATATACGCCACGTGACGGGATGATCCCGTCGGAGGGTGTTTATGCGAATTTCACGATTGAAGAGGATTCTTGAGAGCTTGGCCGCGACACACCATGCACAGGTCAATGCCAGTATGGCGTTGACAAAAGCCAGGGACGCCGCGCGCAGGAAGGTGCTTGAAAAGCGCGCCATCGCCAACCAGGAACGCTTTGGCAATCTCTGGAGCGAAGCCATGGGGCTCCTGAAAGACGCCGACGGCCGCACTACCAGCCGGCGACGCTGAGTGAGAACAGCGACTCGGCGCTCTTGAGCGAAGCGTCGTAGCTGGAGGTCGACGACGCCATCATCTTCTCGCGCGTCGAGGCGTCGAGGCTGGTGTTCTGCATGATCGACGCCTTGAGGTAGGAATCGGCCTGCGCCGAGGCGGCTGCTAGTTGCGCCGCCGCTTGGCGCTCCGAGGCGTCCACGTTCCACTTGGCAATCTGCTCTTGCAGGGCGCGGTCCTGTTCGCGCTCGCTCGAAAGGTGCTGGAACTCGGCGACCTGCAAGCGCTCGCGGCTCGACAACTCCTCCATGAGGAGCTTTTCGCGGGCCGTGAGTTCCTGGCCAAGCATCTCCGACCGAGCCTGCAAGTCGCGGAGCTGCCGGGTTTCTTCGGCCGACAGTTGCGTGGCGAGCATGCGCTCGCGAGCCTCGATGTCGAGATTGGCCAATAGCTCGCGGGACTCGATGTCCATGGAGGCGAGCTTTTCGCGCGACTCGATGTCGAGTCCCTGCATCCATTGGGCCGACTCGATCTGTTTGGCCTGCATCTCCTCGCGGGACGTGATGTCCTTCTGCTGCATGCCCTCAGCGGACTTGATGCGCTCGCCCTGGAGCAGCCCCTCGTGCTTGAAGCCCTGATCGGCGAGCAAGCCCTGCTGCTGGAAGGTCTGGTCGGCGATGTTGCGCTGGTGGATCTGCGCCGCCTGTTGCGAGCCGATCGGCACGGCCACGCGCAGAGCCGCATCCTGGGCCGCCCCGGCCGCCATGCTCGAGTTGAGCAAGCCGCGCCGGTTGGCTGTCTTGAGGCCGTCCGTTGCCGCCTGGGTCATCAGCGGCGAGTCCTGCGCCGCCACGGCCGCGACCGCCTTGGCGACATCGGAATCGCCATACGGGTTCGCTGCCGTCGATCCCGTGATGCCGGTCGGCGGCATCTTGGGCGGCGCTACCGTCTGAAGGCCGGGAAGCTCGTTGTCAGCCACAGGTTGCCTCCTTAGAGCGCTAGTTCGTAGCCGGAATTGAGGTAGAGCCCGAGGCTCTGATCGTTAATCATCACGGCCAGCGCATTGATGGCAGGGTCGACCACGACGCGCACCCAATCTTGAGACGTGTCGCAGTTGCCGGGGCTGGATGGCCCCTTGACCTGCGTGGCAAATGACATGTCGCCGCGTGACCGGGTGCCCTCGACACAACTGGACGCGAAGTTGATTTGCCCGAGCTTCTGCGTAGTGCCGTTCTTCAGGCCGGCCTCGCCGCGTAGGCGGATGGCGCGGGTGTAGGCCGGCGGCCAGCCGCCATGGTTGCCGCGATAGTGCCAGAGCCCGTCGCCGTTGACCTTGACGCCATAGTCGAGATCGTAAGCGTAATCGCCGACGAACTGCACAACGGCGTTGTCCTGCTGCTGCTGCGCCAGGGATGTCTTGTGCGGCTCGGTGCCCCACGCACTGACGAAGCGGTAGCTGTCGGCCCCTGGCGGGAGCGTTGGAGCCTGCCCATATGGAACGACGGAAAAGCCCTCTATGTCATCCCCGGCATAAGCGAAGATACAATGGAATTGGTTCTGCGCACGGTCGGGGATGCGCAGAGTTTGCGACAACAGGCGCACGAAACGATAGCCGACGAACTCGCACTCGACCGTGATGTCGACCGAGTTGTTTACGTCGGCGCGGTTGTTGCTGGCGCGAATGCTCACAGCGTCACCTTTCGGAGGTCGTCGATGGTCTTGGCCGCCGCGATGCGCGGGTCGGCCGTCACGTCGCGCAGGGCTTGCTTCTTGGCCACGATGTCGGCCGTCGGCTTGCCCAGCTCGAGGGCGCGCATGAACTCCACGTCCAACTCAGCCAGTTTCGGGGCGCGCTCGCGCCGTAGCTTGGCCTTGTGGATCTCGCACGCCACGTCCATGCGGTGCTTGAGGTCATGGCCGATGGCGTCCCGGAACTCACAGCGCGGCGGGCGGGCGCTCTCCGCAATCGGTTCCCAGGAGACGACCGAGCCAGCCCCGTTCTCTACTTCCCAGCGCGCAACCTCAGTGGCCGCGTCGGCATCGCCGACGAGGTGCATGAAGGACACGCCGCCATCGGCGCGCTTAATGGCGATTAGACTCATGCTTGGTCCCCAAAGAAGGCCATGTAGACGGCGTTGATGCCGGACGGGTCTGCCGAACCGCCATTGTCGCGGTGATTGACGCGGAAGGTTCCGGCGGTCTGAGAGACGACGGCGAGGGCGCTGACGGTGCCCGCTGTCCCGGCATTGCCGATGCCGACATATGCGTCAGACGCAAAGTCGGTGGCGATGTTGACGGTCCAGTTGCCTAGGCTGTTATCCGTGACCGATGTGATGTTGTGCGAGTTAGCCACGGCCCCGGTGTTGTCGAACTTGAGCCACGCCTTTGCCGGCCCACTGGTATCGACATTGAGGCCGATGGCGCCGACGTTGCTGCCGTCGATGTAGAGATCGGCCGCCGAGCCGGTCCAGTTAACGTTGAATCCGTTGCCAGAGAGCGCGCCACCCGTGCCAGCGCGGCACCCAAAATATCCGGCCAACACGCCGTCTGAAGCGCCGGTCGCGAAATTGCCGCCGGCCATGGTCAGCGTGTTGGCGCTGTGCGTGAGCGTCACGTCGCCGTTGTTGAAGTTGACGACACCACCCGAGGCGAGGAACAGGTCCGACCACGAAATAAGGTTTGTGCCGATCGACGCGCCATCGTTGGCGCTTGGGATGATGTAGTTGTCGAAGACGTAGCCGCTGGTTGCGCCGCCAAAGAACAGTTGGTTGGCCGCATGCGTGATGGTGACATCCGCAGCGTTCCAGTTGATGACGCCCCCGCTCGCCAGGAACAGATCGGCGAAGGCCGTGCCGGAGACGCCGAGCGCCACGCCATCGTTGGCGGCCGGGCGGATCGGGCCGTCGGCGAAGGTGTAGGCCGTGGTCGCGCCCGCGAAGGCGAGCGTGTTGGCGGCATGCGTGATCGTCACGTCGCCGGCATTGAAGTTGATGACCGAGCCGAGGGTCGGCAGCAGCAGGCTGGCGTCGAAGGAATAGCCGCTCGATGCGCCCGTGAAGGTCAGGGTGTTGGCCGAGTGCGTGGCGAGAACGTCGCCGTTGGCCCAGTTGATGACGCCACCCGTGGCAAGGAACAGGTCGGCCCATGAGACGGTTGCCGACCCGAGCGCGGCGCCATCGTTGGCGGTCGGGGTGACGGCCCCGCCGAAGGTCGCCGTTGCGTCGAACGAGTAGCCCGAGGAAGCGCCCGCGAAGGCGAGCGCATTGGCCGAGTGGGTGATGGTAACGTCGGCGGCGTTCCAGTTGATGACGCCGCCGCTGGCGAGAAACAGGTCCGACCAGGCCGTGCCCGACGTGCCGAGGGCGGCGGCATCGTTGGCCGAGGGGTTGAAGTTGCCCGTGCCGCCGAACGACGCCAGCGTCGTCATGGTGCCTGCCACCTTGGTGCGGAACACCAGGGTCGCGTCTTCAGAGGTCGAGGTCGGGTCCGTGATTTGGGCGTAAATCTCGGCGTAGTCCTCGGTGTTGCCGACGCTGTCCTCGCCCTGGAACAGCAACTTGCCGATGATGTCGGAAGCGGCCGGCGTCGCCGAGTTGCGGTAAAGGGTGAGGTTCGGGCCGGCCGACGCCCCGGCATCGGTCGAGGTCTGGGTGAGGTTGCCGCTCTTGTCGACATTGACCTTGGAGGCACCGCCGACCTGAAAATCGAACAGGTAGGATGGCGTCGCCGACGCGGAGTCGGTGACGTTCATCTTGATGCCGTAGTATGTCGTGACGCCCGAGTTCCAGGTGTCGGTCAGGTCATAGATATTTTGCGTGGCCAATGGCTGCCCCTATGGTGTTTTGCGCAGGCCGCGCGGTGTGGAGAAGATCGTCGCCGACGACAGGATGTGTGCATCCTCGGTCGTGTGCTCGGTGACGAGGCTGGCCGCGACGTTGACGCCAACGGCGTTGATCTCGGCGTCGAACACGCCCTGCGCCGGCTGTGACCAATCGACGAGGTCGTAATCCTCGGTCGACAAGAAAGGCTGGGTGCCTGCCGCGATGGCGAGGTTCTGGCGGGCGGTGCCGGTGTTGCCCGGCATGCCGTAGTCGACATGAAAGACGACGCCGATGTCCATGTCCTCGGGCGCGTCCAACTCGAAACGCATGCGGTGGAAGCGCTTGTTCTGAGCGGTCGAGCCGGCCGGGTTCCAGGGCAGGCGCACGAATGCCTGGATTTCCGCGCCATCGAAGCTCGAGCCCTTGTCGAACTCGTAGACGAAGCCGTCTTCGGCCCCGACATAGACGCTCTCGCCCTCGTTCGCGTCGATCTCGCCCGCGGTGGCGCACGACACCTGGATCGGCAGCAACAGCGGCATGCATTCCGGCGTCTTGCGGCCGAGGTAGATCGTGATGACGCTGTTGTCGCCGTAGAACAGGCGGTAGAGGTCGTTGTGCTTGTGCCGGACGGCCTCGACCGGGGCCACGCCCGCGTTGATCTTGGAGTGGATCAGGGGCTCGATCAGTTGCGTGATGGTGCCGAGATTCCAGTCGCCGAACGCTGCCGTGGTCGACAGGGAGCGGACGCCGCCGTCGTCGAGGTAGATTGGCTGGTCGCCGGCCATGACCGCCGTGTAGGCATGGGCGCCGGCATTGTCGGTAATCGGCACCATCGTGAAATCGGACGAGTCGTTGCCCGTCACGTATTCGATGCGGTTGGCCCCGAAGATCACGAAGGCGGTCGAGGCCGAGGTGAGGAAGCCCGTCACGGTCGAGCCGAACGACAACTCGCCGGCCCCGACCAGGGCGCGGAAATCCAGCGGCTCGCCGATCCCGGAGAAGATGACCGACCCGACCTCGTAGCCGAGGAACAGGTGATTGCGGAACACGCCGATGAAATCCGGAACGTCGAACTCGCCGCGCGTCGTGACCTGGCTGCCGTCGCGGGTCAGGATGTAGTCGGCGCCGCGGTGGAAGACGTAGACGACGCTGTCGAGCGTCCCGACCGTGGTGCCGGATTGCACCGGGGCGAGCCAGCCATCGTCGTCGTATTCGTAGGCTTGATCGGCGCCGCTCGCGAAATACAACCGCGGGTGCTTGGCGGCGCCGTAGAAATTGTGGGTAGCGAAGGTGTAGTGCCCGCCCGGCTGCAAGGTGACAGCGCTCTGGCTGGCAACGCACACGGCGGCGCCGCCGACGGAATCGGTGATCGCCTCGGCGGGCGTAAAGGTGCCGGTGATGTCGACCAGGACGAGATAGCCGACGGCGTCGTTGGCGGCTCCGAAATCGCCGCTCTGCTGCACCAGGCGCACGATCAGGCCGAGCGCTCCGGAGGTGCCGCCGGTCAGGATGGCGCCCTCGGTGAACTCGACCGAGCCGGTGTTGAAGGTGAGGATGTGGCTGCCCGTGTCGACCTCGGACCAGCCGGCAGCGGTGGCCCGATACATTTTGCCGGAGCCGCCATCCTCGCTGTCGCGGAAGGCGTAGACAGTGCCGCGATAGACCTGCACGCCGCGCACCGGCCCCGAGCCAGGGACGGCCGAGATCGCCGCCCGCAGCGTTTCGACCTCGGCGTCGTCGGCGCCGCTCGATGGGCTCGGGTGCCCGTCGTAGCGCTCGTAGCCCTGGAAGCGGCGATAGCCTGCCACGTCCGGCTCGTAGTTGAGCGCGGCCGACACCCTCCCCGGCGGCATGGCGACGGGTGGCGTGACGAGGTCGAGGCCGCCTTGCAGGAGGAAGGTGCTTACGTCCATGTCAGGCAATCGGGTCGCAAGCGGGGCCGATCATGGGCAGTTGCTCAAGCTCGAGGTCGAACTTGATAAGGCGGGCTTCGTTGGCCCACTCGGCGCGCTGCTGCACGGAGTTCTCGTCGAACGTGCCGAGCTTCTTCAGCGCCTCGAACACGATGAGGCGGTGAAAGTCCTCGGGCATTTCGGGGGTGTCGGCGTCGACCGAGAGCGTCTGCGCGCTCTTTTTGTAGAGCCCGCGCAAAGTGTAGATCGCGTCCGGGATCGGCGAGAACACGAGCTGCTTGGCGTCGTCGATGGAGAAGAAGCGCGGCTTGGAGCTCGTCGGGGGCGTGCCGCGGAGTTGGGTCCGGTAGAAGGTATCCCAATCCAGGAAGGCGAGCGGCCCCTCGTCGGAGACGCCCGTCGCGGTCAGGTAGAGCGACCAACGCGCTTCGTCCTCGCCCTCGCACACCCAATCGCCGAAGCGGGTGGCAATGCCGAGCGCGGTCGAGGTGTAGCGTTGCGTGCCGTTGGCGAGGCTTCCTGAGAACTCCGTCCGCATCCAGCGCCATTCGCGGCGGCTGCGCTGGATGTCGTTCCAGGCGTCGTTCGTCCACCGGACGATGTCGCCGAGCCGCCCGGTCTGGGCGACGACCGTGGTCGGACGATCGCCCGACACGGTGCCCGAGTCGCGGGCGACGCGCTGGCAGAGTTGCAGGAAGGTCGCCACGGCTTAGGCCGCCTGGGGCTTGAAGGCAGCCGGCAGCGGCGGGCGGAGCGCCTTGTGCTCCTCCTCGGTGATGCCGCTGATGACCGTGTAGGGGAAGTGCGGCACGAGCCGCGGGATCATGTTGTGCTCTTTGTCCTGGTCGTAAAGCGTCTGGACGGAGCGGGCGAGCACCTCGAAATACGGCCAGCGGATCTCGACCGGATAGCCGCGCGGCACGAGCTGCACGATGCCGTTGACGCCGAGCGGGACGTGATCCTTGCCGCCAGGGCCTTCCTGCACGGGGATCAGAAGCTTGATGAGGCGCTGGTCGCGCTCGGTCTGCTCCGGCGTGCTCGACGTGGCCGCCGAGGCGCCGCGCTTGACGACGACTTGCGCGTCTTCGTCGATCTCGATGTAGTCGCGGTCCCAAGCGGCGGCCATGGCCGCGAGCGTGGTGGCACGGTTGGACGTGCCGGCGACGGAGATGCCGAGATGAAGCTCGGCGAACGTGCGCAGTTGCGCGACCGTGGCTTCCGCCATCGGCAGTTGTTTCTTGGCCATAAGGCCCCCTTTTTGGAGAAGAGGGCCGATGGGAGGCCCTCGGGTTAAGAGGGCGCGGCAGCCTTGCGTCGCGCTTTACGCGCGGCGAGCAGCTTCGCCCTCATCTCGGGATCAGCCCACATGCGCGCCCGGCCCCGATCCAGGGCGGCACAGCGTTGGGCGTGTAATTCAGGTGTTGCGATGCGCCGGTTGGCGGCTTGCTCTTTCGGGGTCGCCCACCGGACATTGCCCGGCTCGTAGTTCCCGTTGGTCTCGATGCGATCGAGCGTGGTGCCTTGGGGGCGCCTGCCTACGTCCTTGAAGAATTGCTCGAACCCAGACTTGCCACGCCATTGCTCGCAAACGGTGATGCCGCGACCGCCATACAGGTGATAATTCGGCATGGATGGCAGGAAGCAGCGATTGAGCATGCTCTTCCACGACCGCCATTCTGGCGATGTCTTATGCCCGCGTGTTTGCCCGTGCTTGATGCGGAGGGCGTTTGCTGTGGCGGTGGCCTGTCGTTGAACGCACCCACAGGATGTCGTTCGCCCAGAGCCGATGTCGTATGCGTTGACCACGCACACCTCGCCGCAAGCGCATCTGCACTTCCAGCGAGCCTTACCGCTGTTTGCATTTTCAGCCCGCTCAATAACCGTGAGCCGACCGTAGATATGACCTGTGCGGTCCTTGAGTTCTGCCATTGACCCGGCCTCCGTGCTGCCTTACGGCGTAACACGGAGGCCGAATTTCGTCAATTATACTAGACCGCTGCGGAGAAAGGTGTCGCCTCCACCCCGGTCGCGGCCGAGAGGACTCGGACGTGCCAGAGGTTGGTGGCGATGTCCTCGCACTCGATCTCCGCCCCGAACAGGCCACCCGTGGTGGTGCCGTTCAGGGTGATCGTGTCGGCAGTCGCGCCGGCCTCGAACATGACGGCCGTGTCGGCGGCGTCCTGCGAGATGACGGCGGTGCCCTGCATGGTGTCGGAGGAGTTAGCCACCGCCACGATCAGGGACGAGGTCACGGTTGTCTTCACGACAATGCGGACCTTGTCGCCACCGCCCGTTGCCGGGGGGAGGGTGAAGGTGCCGCCGCCTGCCGCGTTATGGACAATCGTGCGGTTGAGGTAGTCGCGGTTATTCAGGCTGGCGCCGGTCGTGAGTGTGATCGGGCCGCGGCTGAACGTGCGCAGGTAACGAGCAAGGGCGAGGAGGTTCCCGCTCTCGATCAGTCCCAGCGCATTTTCCGCCTCTGCGCGCTTAAACGGCATGAGCGGGATTCCTTTCATGGCGAGCGGGCGCGATGGCCCGCTCAGTTAGAGGTTGCGTGAAAGATCCGCTCAGTAGTCGCCGCGAATGGCGATGTAGCGCAGGAGCTTGGCCTCTTCGGCGACCGTCGAGCCGATGGTGAAGCCGCGCTTGCCCGAGCCAACGGAACCGACGTAACGGCTGAGAGCCGCGTTGCCGGTGGCGCCGGCCACGGCCGCTGCGGTGGCAACGTTGTGAACAACGTTGGCCGTCACAGTGGCGTCGTCGGTGCCGCCCGAGAGCTTCACGTTTTCCGACTGGAAGGTGCCGGAGATCATCTCGACGACGAAGAAGCCCGCCGCATCGCCACCCGCGAAGGTGCCGCTGTAGGTAAGGACCTCGACGACGCGAGCACGGGCCGCCGAGGTGGCGCCGATGATCTCGTTGCCGGCCGCGATGGTGGCCGTGCCGCCGGACGAGAAGGGGACGACCTGGTGCGGGCCGAGGAAAGCCTCGGTCAGCAGGTCGCCGTCCGTCACGTTGTAGACGGCCGCATAATCGGGGATGAACCCGAGTTCGATGTTGATGGCCGCGCCGTTACCAACGGTATAGCCGATCTTGATGTCACCCTTCATTTCAGGGTTCCTTTTCAGAGTCAGGGATTGAGGAGGAGGGGCGAGCTAGTGCCCGCCCCTATGAGGATCAGAGAGCCGTGCAGGCGACCTCGAGGCGAGCCATCCAAAGCTGGTTGAGGATCAACGCAGCGTGGTAGCTCTTCCAGCCGACGATGCCGCGCTGGCCGAGCGGGTCGTCCTTGGTCTTGGTGCCGACCGGGATGATGGTCGGAGACACCGAGCCCTGTCCGCGCAGCATCACGCGGCCCCATGCTTCTTTGCCGAAGTAGAGGACCGGGTAGATGTCGGCGGAGGTGCCGGTGGTCGAGACCATGCCGAGCTTGGCGCCGCCGGCATCATCGATCGGATCGAGATCCGGCGAGAGGATGTAGCGGCAATCCTCGACGACACCGATCTCGTGCTCGGAGATCGGCTGACGCTGGCCATACTGCGCCACCGGGATGAAGCCCGGCATGTTGCGGATGTCGGCCTCCAGGTCGGTGTGGCTGACGGCAACGTAGGCCGCCTCGACGGCACGCGTCGCGAACTTGAGCGACGAGTCCAGGATCGAGGTGATCTTGCGAGCCTTCTGGGCCTTCAGGGCGCGGGTAACGGCGCGCTGCTTGGCCAGAGAGATCGGCGTGTTCACGTCCGTGCGGGCGGTGCCGTTGGCGTAGAACACGTTGGTGCCGGCTTTCACGATCCCGTAGTCGAGGGCTTCCATCGTGCGGCCGATGTTCTCGCCGTGCTGGACGGCCATGTCCTTGCCGACCGGGTCCTCATGCAGATCCTCGATCACGTCGGTGATCTCGGAAATGTCGCCATACTGGCGGAGGGAGACCGACACGTCCTCGTAAGCGAACGAGGTGCGGTCGGGGGTCACGCCTTCGACCAGCGGCGTGGTCTTGGCCGTGAACGGCACGGGACGACGGAACTTGATGGTGTCCGTCTTGTTCTTCGGCATCTGCTTGGCGAGAGCCAGCTTCTCCAGGACCATGACGGGTCCTGCATGCTTGAGCATCTCGCGCTCGGCGTAGACGTTTGTGCGGGTTGCAATCGCCCCATCGGCGAAACGCATTCCAGATCCGGCCATGACCGGGGTTCCTTTCTAGGTGGATGCCTAGCGACGACGCGCGCGCTGCTTCTCCTCTTGGCGCTCGATCGCTTCCCAGATTTCCTCGGGGTCGCCCTCGTCGGGGACAGCATCGCTGCTGCCCACTTGGGAACGACCGCCGCTGGGGTTGAACGAGCCCTCGAGCTGACGCTTGCGCTTGTCGGCGAGGCTGGTTGTGGAGCCCGTCTGCTCTTGCTTTCGGGCGGGTGGCTGTGACCCGGGGAGTGGCAATCCGAGGTAGCGCTTGTATTCGTTCAGGATCTTGATGACGGGCTCGGCCTCGACGATGCGTTGGCCGTTGCGCTCGTATGCCGGCAGCACCCATGCGGGATGGTTCTGGTCGCGAACCCAAGCGTCGAAACGGTCGGGGTCTTGGGCGATGATCTCCGCGTAGTCCGGATGGACCTTGCGCAAATCCTCGGCCTGGCTTGCGGCCTTGCTTTCCTGCTGGGATGTCACCGCCTGGGTGAGGGCGGCGACCTGCTGTTGCTGTTCCTCGATGACCTCGAGCAACGGCGTGGCGACCTCGGGATACTCCTCGCGCAAGGTGGCGAGTCGCTTGTTCCGCTCGGCGGCCACCTCGGGAGAGGCGGGGGCTGGCGGAGGAGCGAGTTCGTTGAGCTTGCGGGTGAGTTGCGAGGTCCGTCCCGTTTCGCGCTTGAGCTTCAGCTCAAGGTCGGCGCGCTCACGGGCAATCCTGTCGAACTCGGCACGAATCTCGGGCGGTGCGGCTGCCCAAGGGTCTTTGGTCTTCTGCTCGGCTGGGGCCTTGGCGGCGGGGGCTTCCGTCTTCGCTTCCGGCTCCGGCTCGTCGGGCTTGTCGCCCGTGTCGGCCTCGCCTTCGTCGGTTGACGCATCATCGTCCTTGCGGTCCTCGGGTGAGGAGGGCGTGTCCGATGATTGACCTTCCTCCGCTTCGATCTCGTCCCAGATCGCAGCAGCATTGTCGTCGCCGACGGTCTCATCGACCGCGGCGTTGTCTTGTTCGGTTGTCATTGAAAATCCTTCGGGGGGCCGGCAGAGCCGGCGGCCTTCGGGGGTTAACCAGGGTCGGGCACGGGCCTCAGACGTAGTCGGAGGTGGGTGCTCCCTGGATCTCGGGCTCTGGCTCATCGGCCAGGGCAAGGAGGGCGCGCAGGCTACGAATGCGCCCGCGCTCGTATTCGGTGCTCACCGCGTCGAGGCGCGGCTGTTCAAGCTGGAGCCACGCGGCGGCGAGCTGCTCGTTGGCGAACTTGGCCACGGCGCACCACGTCTCGGAATAGGGGTCGACCTTGAAGGTCATGCTAGATGGCGCCGCCGGCATGTTCGCCCGTGCGCTGCGCCATGGCGACCTCGACGGCGCGGTCGCGTTCCTTGCTCTGGATCTCGCGGTCCTGGCCGAACAGCTTGGCGCGGATTTGCTCCGCGTTCATGTTCAAGCCCTCGGCCGTCTTGGCCATGATGGCTTCGTAGTTCTTATCGGCGACATACTTGCGGGAGCCAGCTTCCATCTCGGCGATGGCGGCGTCGAGTTCCATGCGCTCGCGCTCTAGTGCGATCTCCTCGGGCGTCTTGCCGCGGGCACCGGCTCCGGCCGCTTCGGCCTCGGCCGCCTGGGCGGCTGCAAGCTGGATCTTCTCGATCTTCTCGTCGTCGTGGACATGCTCGTCGGCCTTGAGCATGTGCGCCTTGAAGATGGTGCGCAGCGTCTCGGCGTGCTTCATCATCGGGCCGAAGACGGGGTGGGCCGCGAAATGCAGCGCCAGGGCCATGAGGTTCTGCGCCTGCATCTCGCGGACGAGGAGCACGGACGAGCCGCGCGCGTCGACCTCCATGTCGCCCTTGATGTCCTCCTTCTTGGAGAACTGCATGTTCCAGTCGTAGAGCCGGCGCAGGTTCGGCACCGTCATGTCGTCGTCGAAATTCTTGACCACGCGGCGGAACACGACGTTGGTCGAGTTCATCAGGATGGCCATGCCCTGCGCGGTCTTGGTCGTGCCGGTGCCCTGCTCGCCCTGGGCGATCTGGGAAATGCCGGTCTCGATGTCGATGAATTGCTGGGCCAGTTGGATGACGGCCGCGAGGTATTGCTGATTGGACTCGACCGCGAAGGTCTGGAACGGGCGCTCGTCCTTCGGGATGCCGACCTTGGACAGCCAAATCTTGTTGGCCCGGAGCTCCCAGATGCCGTCCTGCGGGACGATCTTCTCCTTGTCGATGACCACCTGCGGGCCGACCGACAGGCCGCCGTTGTCGATCATCATGCGCCAGGCGCCGGCAATCACCGCCTGCGGGTCGCGCATGATGTAGGGGACGCCGTAGCCCCAGATCGACGCTTCGTCCTTCTCCAGGTTGAAGACGCTGTAGAGCGCTTCGCCCGAGTCGAGCGGGTGGATCGAGAACTTGAGCAGCTCGCCGTCACAGAACCACACGACGGCGTTGATCTCGAGGAGCGGGTCCTCGTCCGCATATTCGGCCGCGAGGGCTTCATCGCCCATGGCCTCGGCCAGGATGACGATGTCTTCGCATTCCAGCGGGCCGGTGAATTTCCAGACCTGGAAGCGCTCGTCATCGACCGAGGTCGACTCGCCGTTGAGGGCGCGAAGGCTCTGCACGTAGGACGGCAGCGTGCCGCGCGGCTTGTGGCCCTTGCCGACAAGGCGCTTGATGGCCTCCTTGTTGAAGCCCGGGGCCTTGGCGAGGCGGCGCAGCGCCTTGCGGTTCATCAAGTGGCGGACGTAGAACGACTCGCTGTCCTGGGCGCAGGCCGCGTCGGGGTCGGGGAAGAACGC